TTTAATACCCAACTCCCTAATTTCTTTTGGTAAAAGTTCCAAGTGATTAAATCAAGGTAAAAATTATCGTCAATCCCTAATGAATTATCTGGTGCAATGTTGCCAAATAAAATTGTATTACCATCCGCACCATCCGCACCTGGTGTTCCTTGATTACCTGTTATACCTTGTATGCCCTGCGGCCCTTGTGGCCCTGTTGCACCAATAGGCCCTGGCACTGTTACATAAGTTCCCTCTGCATTTAAAAATACTTGCTCAGTTACTCCTAATTCTAAAAGTACCGATTGCTCAACCAATAAATCAAGTATCAAATCTGCCATTAAATAACCTTATTAATTAATATGAAATCACCTAGTCCTATCGTTGTAATCTTACCACCTATTGTAGTCTGCAATTCCCATCTATACTTACCATTTTTATTTGCAGTATCTGTTGCTGAAATAGGTATAGTAATAGTTTGGCTTGCAATTGTAATAGTTGGCAATGTTTTATTAAATATCAATTCATCGTTACTACCCTCTACTTTAAATTGGCACGCTGTAATCCCTGCTAATGGAAACAATGCAGGAACAACTACGACAAAGTCGCAATCATTACCTTCTATTCGTGTAATTGTGTATTCTTGTTTTGGTAAGTAGGTTGCCATTTTTTATATATATTATTTTTTATAATTATTAGCAAATATCTATGCTATTTATCTCTGTTATATTCACATCAAAAAAAACACCTGCTGTATAATCCGCAGTAAATTGCCTAACAGGTGTAATTCCACTCGCATCAATATTATATAGATTTAATTGGCTTGTATAATCTAGTTGCTTAATTGCAGTTAGTGCGTCAATCTCACACTCACCTATAATATTATTTAAATCAATATCACTTTGCTTTTGCACTTTCAGCATGTGGACTCTATATGTCCTTATCACCTCATTGGCATTATTATTACTACCTATATACTCAATATTGCACAATGGAAACTTAGCATCAAAGCTATCATCTATTATATTTTGTATTGGCACTTGTAGGATGTTGTAAATTGTTGGTAGCAACTTTACTGCATCCGTTATTATTTGATATATTTGGCTTAGTGTTTGCATTGAATTTTTTTAGCTTGATTAAAATATCTTTTTCTTTTTTTATCTCCATCCACAATCCTTTTTATCATCTTTTAAATAGATAGAAGGTGAATAGGTATTAGTAGTTGCATTCACATCTGTGCTTTCGGTTGTGTATTCAGGAAATAGTGTCTTATTATTTTGCAAATAATTTACTAATCTTTGCAAATAACTATCCATTTTGTTTTTATGCCTATCACTTATTTTTTCCAATTCATCATAGCTAGTTGAGTCTGCAAAATCATCTCTTTTTTTAGTAACTCCTTTAGTATAGTTTTGGTAAGTGCTATCTATTACATAATCTGCCATTACACCGTAAATTAAAATATCTAAAATATAATCATTCACTAAATTTAAATAGATACCACTCAATGTACTTGCTTTTTTATCGGCTTTTAATTTATAATATAAAGTATCTCCCAAAATAGGATGCACATACAAATCTTGCACCGCACAAATGGAAGGTGTAAGCATTTCTAAAGGTACATTTGCATGTACTAGGTTTCTATCTTTGAATACCTGCTCGTTAATTAGTTTTACTTGGCTGTTTATCATTGCTATTTGTTTTTACTTACTAAATTACCTACCCATCTATGTCTGCAACTTGGCGAAGGTGTGCCACTTCCATCATTCCACCATCCACCTGCGCGGTCAAATACACTATAACCCAATCTTGCGCTTATACTTTCGATATCTTTACGGCTGTAATACCTATCTAACGCTATTAATTTTTGGCAAAATGGTCGGCTTGGATGCTCCGCAGTGTCCCTTTCGTTCATTGGTATTTCATCTTTCCACTCGTATGAATACATTACACGATAATCGGTCGCTGTTGGTTGCTCAATTACTTCAATTCCATTCGTTCCAATGCTTATTTTACCTTGTTTTTCTAGTTGATTTAATGCACTTTTTACATCATTTTCGCTTAAATCCATCTCATTAGCTATGTCTTCTATCGTAGCATCAGGATTTACTGCTATAATGCCGTATATGTCGCTTATATCGGCTTTAGTAACACTTAGTGCTATATGCCTTACAAAGTGGTTAAAATCGGCTTTATTTGCCCCAAATTCGCTAAAAATAGCTAATAAATCATCATGCTTTGATTGTGCTATTGGTGCTGTAATTGGCTTAGGTGTATCTTGTGGCATTGGTTCATAACCTAATAACTCTCTTTGCTCATCAATTGTAAGTACAGTTGAAATAGTTGCGCTATCTAATACAATACCAATTGGATCTGTTGGCATCATGCCCATTACCGAAGTATCTAAAGTTTCATTCAAATCTTTAACCAATTTCATCAACTCAAAGTGTACTGCATCTCTTCGGTAGTACACATAGGTGTTATTGAATATTTGATAGCTTTCTTTAAGATTATTCGTACCACCTAATTTACCAGGCACACTAATTCCAAATAATTCTGGACTCGTTACTTCATGGCATGAAAATATATTATTTCTTATCAATTCATCAATAGCACTATAATTTTCCTTAACCAAATCTGATACACCTAAATCATCTATAACTGTCTTTCTGTTTATATCCGAAACGAAATCTAAAATAATACTTTCGCCACCTTCGCCTGTGTAAGTATCGCTAAATTTCTTTTTAATTCGTGACTTAATTTCTTCTGTTGGTTCGCCATTTACTAATGTTACATGCTTGGTAGCTTTGAAACCTTGCTTACTATTTGTATATGTGTGCTTACTTACTTCAACATCCGCAGCTATGTAATTTAACCCCTGAAAGTAGTTAGGTGTTGGATAAACATTTGCAGGATTTTCATTCTCTGCATAGAAAAATAACTCGCGCTTACCATCGGGATTTGGTTCGCCATAAATTGCAAATTCAACTAAGTTATTTGCCCCAATTGATGTAAGCTGTGGGTTGATAATATACCAATACTTAGTACCATCGTAATTACGCGCAATGTTTCTATTTGGGATTGGATGTAAGCTAGCTACTTTGCCCTTTTTATTTCTAATTACTTCAATATAAAACGCATTAAATATCTCATAATTTAATATGCACTTTTTAGCCAAATCATTTAGCGTATCGGTTGCGCTTACTTTAGGATTGTAAGCATAACCTTTACCATAAATATACTTAGCCTTACCTTTTACCAAACTGCCATGCTTTGGCGAATTTTGGAATAGGTACATTAGATACTCGTTGTAATTAATATTACCACCGCCTACATTTAATATAGGTTTTTCATCTTGCCCTAATTTAAAAGGCGGATTGTATGGCTTAAGTGCCTCTGCTAGTTTTAGATTGAATCCTTCCATATTGTTATAAAAAAAGGTACACCTTATCAGCATACCTTTTTTAATTGTTTTATTTTAAAATTAAGCAGTTAATGCTGCAATGATTGAACTATCTACTTCTTTAAATGGTGCTATCTCCTTACCTTTAAAGCTAAGCATTGAACCATTAAAATCTGCAAACTTAGTACCACTTTCGCGGCTTCCTGATTTTGTCAAACCATACTTTTCACCTAGTAACCAATACTTACCATTATTATCTTCTGCAATAATACAAAGTGTATTTTGTGCTAATAATAATAGTGTGTTTCTAGTTGTTGTAGTTAGTGCATTCTTTTTTGCAGTTACTTCTATCACGTATTCTGCAGTGTCGTTTTCTTCATCCACATTTTCAGTTTCTTTGAAGTTAATCACTTCTTTTTTGAAAATGAAATTATAGAATTTCTTTGTAGCTACCATTGTGATAGCCGTAATTACACCTGCTGTTTCTGTTATACTCGAAACGTTTGCAAGTTCTGTTATTCTAAGGGATTTAGCACCGCCATGTAAATCCTTACATGCGTCTAAAGTAAATCCTGCTGTTAAATTACAAGGCATATTTTTATTTTATTTTTTTAAATGTTATTAAAATAAGGAGTGGATAATTTACCCACTCCTTACTAAATTAATTAAGCTAATTTGAAGTAAGCAACCTCTGATGTTCTTGCAAAAGTTACACCTAACTTATACTTGCAATACAATCTAGTTTTCATTGAGTATTCATCATACTTCAACTCTACTACTTCATGCTCACCTTCTCCATCAATTGCCATTACCATGTTAGGCCATGCGAATGATAAAATCATGTTAGATCCGTTCATACCATTTACAGGCACTACTCTAGTTGAAGTACCAGGTACTATAAACTCACTTACACCATCTTGTGTAACTGTGTAATTAAATAAGTTTGCAGTAGTTAATGCTTGTGCAAATTTACGTGCTGTATCTGCACCACATAATACTACTCTATCTTGTGATGTTGCTATTTCGATTGGTGTTGCATTCTCAATACCATTGAAGATTCCAATTACATTTCCTGTAGTAATACCAGTTGCAGTTAAGATAGGCCCGCCTGTTGTATATAAAGCTACATTAGAGTTTACACCGCCTGTTTGTACTTGCTTTAATAAACCATCTAAGAATACTAAGTTACCAGCACCTGCAGTATCACCTTTGAATACTAAGTTTTCGTTTGCCTCTGCAATACGCTTTACTTTCATATCTACAATTGATTGAGCAAATGCAACTTCATCGAAGTTTTTGCTGCCC